TTAAACCAAAACAAAAAAGATGAGTAAAGAAGAAACAGTAAACGGATATACATTTGAACTAGTTGATAATGAGTTTTATCAATGTAGAGGAGATGTATGTTATGATGATGAGCATGATGAAGTACCTGAAGAAGGACTCTGGGACGCAGCCTGTAAACTCGCACGACAATTAAATAATCAAGGTGTTGACGCTGCAGTTGAGCATTCTGAAAAAGGTTGGGTAGAAGTATGGATCATAAACTAAACCAAAAGAAAGGATATGCTAATAGCACTGATAATTTTAATAGTAATGGTATACCCTCTGTATAGATACAAGAAGGAATACGATAGAAAACAAGAAAGATGATTGATAAAGTAAAGCGTAAAAGTATGGTCATTAGACCATCAGGACGTTCTACTGACTATATCTCTCCTTCCTTTGGTCACGGATGCCTCTATGATTGTAGTTACTGTTATATGAAACGTAGTAAACCTACGGGTCTTACAGTAGCTACAAATACAGAGGAGATACTAACAGCTATGAACAGTCATGCACATTTTGCAGATGTTCAAAAGCCAAATCAAACTCATCCTGACTATATTACTTATGATATATCGTGTAACGAGGATTTTTCGTTACATGCAAAACATCACGAGTGGGAAAAAATATTTCAGTTTTTCAAAGACAATCCTGTAGCTATGGGTTCATTTGCTACTAAGTATGTTAATCCAAATCTTGTAACTTTTGATCCAGGCAAGAAAATACGTATTAGATTTAGTCTAATGCCGCAACGCATGTCTGATATACACGAACCAAAAACCAGTAAAATTATAGATAGAATAAAAGCCATTGATGCTTTTATAGAAAGTGGTTATGACGTTCATGTAAATTTTAGTCCTGTGATACTTTATCAAAACTGGAAAGAAGACTACAAAGAATTATTTCAAATGCTTGATGACTACGTGGATTACAAAGATCAAGTATTGGCAGAGGTAATATTCCTCACCCATAATGAAGCTAAGCATTTCAAAAACTTAGAAAGTAATCCTGATGCAGAAAAATATCTATGGGTGCCCAGCATACAGGAAAATAAAATTTCTCAGTATGGTGGCACTAATATCAGATATATATCTAACTTAAAGGCTAAGTACATAGCAGAATTTAAAAAATTACATAATTCTGTTATTCCTTGGAATACAATTAGATACATATTTTAAATGATTAATAAACCTCATAAAATAGTATACGAAGTGTTAATAGTTATTCTATTGATACTTTGTATACTACTAGGGTATAAATTAGATAAACTAGAAAAAACCAATAAAATGGAACCAAAAACAAAGTATTACAAGCCTTTAGATGATAGGCTTACAATAAAATTATCTGGTATAGATGGTCTTGGGCTGTTTGCAGAAGAAGAACTCTCTGTAGGAGAAAATCTAGGAATTAGTCATGTATATGATGAAAGATTTACTAATCAGTTTATTAGAACTCCTCTTGGAGGATTCATCAATCATTCTGATACTCCAAACCTTAAAGCTTATATTGATGCAGATTTTAGATATATTAAAACTCTACGTCACATCAAAGCAGGTGAAGAATTAACCCTTGAATACAATTTATATAATGTTAAGTAAAGAAGTATTTAAAAAGGTAAAAAGTCTTCTACAAAGAGACCCTAGATTAAGAGAATCTGATGCTGCATTAATGGCTAGAATATGGTGGAATGACCTTGTAGCTTTAAGCAAAGACCCTTCAGAAATGTCTGCTACAGAATTTTTTGTACTAATGACAGATAAAAAATTATCCTCATATGAGGGAATAACTCGTGGCAGAAGAAAAATAATGCAGGAATGCCCTGAGCTACGAGGAACTACTTACGCGGCTAGAAAAAAGAAAGCAAATGATGTAAAAAATCAATCAAGAGATTGGAACAACCACATCATTTAAGTATTTTTACAGCCTTTCACAAATTTTAAAAAATCAATTAATATGGATAAAAGCAATAAAATCCTAAGCGACATTGTTGTCTTTAATAAGTACGCAAAATATGTCCCAAATCAAGAAAGAAGAGAGACATGGGATGAGATAGTTGATCGTTATCTTACGATGATGGTAAAAAAATACCCTCATATAACAGATCAAATAAATAAATACGGTAAATTTCTTAGAGAAAAAAAAGTTCTTATGTCTATGAGAGCTGCACAGTTTTCTGGAGCTGCTATTGAAAAATCAGAATCTAGAGTTTATAACTGTGCTTACTTACCTATTGATGATTATCGTGCATTTAGTGAGACTATGTTCTTGCTGCTTGGAGGTACTGGAGTTGGATATTCAGTACAACGGGATCATGTAAACTCGTTACCTGAGATTGTAAAACCTCGTAAAAAACAAAAATATTTAGTAAGCGATTCTATAGAAGGTTGGGCAGATTCAGTCCGTCATCTTATGTCTTCTTATTTTGGTATGAGAAAAACTAAGCCTGTCTTTGATTTTTCTGATGTTAGACCAAAAGGGTCTCGTTTAGTAACTGCAGGCGGTAAAGCTCCAGGGCCTGAACCTCTTAAAAAATGTTTGTTTAGTCTTGAACTAATGCTTGAACGTAAAGAAGATGGTGAAAAACTATCTCCTATTGAAGTTCATGACATGGTTTGCCATATAGCTGACGCTGTACTTGCTGGTGGAATTAGACGAGCTGCACTTATATCTTTATTTTCTGCAGACGATGAAGAAATGATTTCTTGTAAATCAGGAGCTTGGTGGGAAGACAATCCTCAACGAGGTAGAGCAAATAATTCCGCAGTATTACTACGACATAGAATTACTAAAGGTTTCTTTGAAGGTCTTTGGAAAAAGATTCAAGCAAGTGGTGCGGGAGAGCCTGGAGTGTATTTTAGTAACGATAAAGACTGGGGAACTAATCCTTGTTGTGAAATCGCACTAAGACCCTTTCAGTTTTGTAATCTTACAGAAGTAAATGCAGGCATTGTAGAAGACCAACTAGATTTAAACGAAGCTGCATATGCTGCTTCATTCTTTGGTACACTACAAGCAGGTTTTAGTAATTTTCATTATTTACGTCCTATTTGGCAAGAAACTACAGAAAAAGATGCTCTTGTAGGTGTTGGTATGACAGGAATATGTAATGGAAATGTACTTAGCCTAGATTTACGAGAAGCTGCAAGTATAGCAATTGAGGCTAATCATAAAACAGCTATTAGTATAGGAATTAACCCCGCAGCAAGAATTACAACTGTTAAGCCGTCAGGTACAACAAGCTGTGTTCTTGGTACCAGCTCAGGTATTCATGCATGGCATGCTCCTTATTACATTCGTAGAATGCAATGCACTAAAGATGAAGAACTATACAAGTATTTGATTATCAATCATCCAGACCTTGTAGAAGATATGACTCTTATTCCTAACTCTGCAGTAATTGAAATTCCTCAAAAAGCTCCAAAAGGTGCTATTACACGGAATGACGAAACTGCTATGTCAATGCTTGAAAGAGTAAATAAGTGGAATACTGAATGGGTAAGAGAAGGGCATATACATGGTAGCAATACACACAATGTATCTGCTACTGTTTCTATTAAAGAAGAAGAATGGGATACTGTAGGAGAATGGATGTGGAAAAATAGAGCTACGTTTAATGGCCTATCTGTATTGCCTTATGATGGTGGTACATACCAACAAGCTCCATTTGAAGAAATTACAGAAGAACAATTTAATGATATGTATGCTAAGTTAACTGAAATTGACTTAACAAAAGTTATAGAAGCTGATGATAATACAGATCTTAAAGGAGAATTAGCTTGCGCTGGCGGTAGTTGCGAGGTAAATATTTAATTGTATATTTGTGCTATGATATTACCAACAAGAGATTTAAATGTCTATAATTTTAATCCCAATCGAGAAGATTATGAAGACATAGAGGAATATCGTCAAAGACGAGCACTCAATAGAATAATTCTTAAAGAATACAAAAAAGGAACTATGTTTTGGAACAGTAAGTTTCAAGGAACATATGTTCGCAAAGAAAAGGAGGGCCAACGAGATGTTGGTGCTTCACAGGAGTAGTTTTGATTGGTTTTACCTACGTCCTGTAAAGGCCAGATTGTTTAATTACAGTCTGGCCTTTTTTTTACTGGTTGGACGTTCTTATTGTTTAACAATTCCAGAAGAAGCTTTTAAGTGGTAATTAAGCACATCTTCAATATACTTATGTTGTTGCATTACATTCCCCCAAGGAATTGCAGCTCTAAGTGCTTTACCTATTTTAGTAGTTCCTTTTCTAGACCCTGATTGATATACTTCAAATTCTCCATTATAAAGGTCTTCCATTAATTGATCATATACCATAATATATCTCTGTATCATAGATAAAGTTACTGCTGGAGATTGCATAAGTCTATTCATTTCTGCAGGACTGTAATAGGCATTAAGCTCTGTATTAAGCCTAAATGTGTAGAAAGCAAGTGTGTAGTATTTTTCATCGTCATCATCGCCAGAAAGTAGTAATGCAGCAAGCGAAGTCAGTAAAGTTCTTCCTGCGGCAGTTACAACAAGTCTTCTCATATTAGCTTTTTCATTGTCTGATAAATTTCTCCATTGCTCTTTAGTTAAACTCATCAAACTTGTTTTCATAGCTTTAGAATCTTGGTATTCTTTACCAAACAACTGTGTTACTTTAATCCAAAGATGGTAAGTTAACAGACCTGCTTGTTTAAATAAGGTTGCATTCCTAGCCTCTCTGTTTCTTTCAAATTTAGGATCGTATTGTGATGAAGGACCTTGATTTATATAATCTAAACTGATATCGTCTTCTCCTGTTTTTGCTAAATCTAGGTAATCAAAGTATCGTTTAGAGCTACTTTGCTCTCTTATATCTATAAAATATTGTGAAAACTCTCCTTTAAGTGCAGAAGCATACATAGTATAAATCTCATTTGTAACTCTTGCCCACGTTCTTTGTACTCCTTTTGGAAAGAATTTTCTCATCTGAAGTAGGAGACTTCCTAATATTGTTTTCTTCATAGGAGGATCTGTAATCCAAGAATACGGCCCAAACATTTCTTCGTTAAGGCCCTGGATCATATTAGTAAGAAGTCTTATTGGAACTCCATTTTCTTCAAAATCATATTCTGAAATTTTATAAGGATGTATATCTCCTCCTTTGTAATCTAGCCTTCTTTTTCTTGTTCCCTGTCTTATTTCTATTTTAGCTACTCTTTTGTCTACAAATAACTCATAAGATTTAGGCCCTTGAGATACTTTACTATAAGCCTCATAAAGACTCATTGCATCGTCTCTATTTTCAGTAGTACCTTCTCCTTTTTTTAAGTATTGCCCTGCTGCATTAAGTACTTTTGTTTCTTGTAGAATTGCACCCATAATTATTTGATGCAAAAGGTGCTCCCCCACGCTATTTGCTCCTTGTAAACTATTACTATTTAAAATTGCATATGTTTTATTAGTGTATTTATAGTGATGTTCATTAGGATTAAAATCATTTTGAGGGTCAAATATTAACCCTAATAAGTTTAATTTTGATGTGGGATAATCTTTACCTATATCATCTAATAGATGATGAAATTGTCTGCCATATTCTAAGTAAGCTTTTCCAATAGATTTTTTATCAAAAAATTCATTTCCAAAAGTATCTGTTAAATGCTGTACTAGTCCATAGTTAACATTTGCAATACCTGCTTTAACATTAAAACTTAACAAAGTTGTAGAAGTATTAGCAGTAAAAAGTCTAAATAATTTCATTACGTTTAGACTAT